CGGTGCAAACATCATTAACGAGAATAGTAATACTATTACTCTTGGCGCTAGTGGTGATACAATTGCTTTAGCATCAGGTGCATCACAGACAGGATTTGGTAGAACAGGAACTGTAGACTGGGACACAACTCCAAAAACAACAGGAAGTTTTTCAGCTGTATCTGGAGATGGATTTTTTTTAAATACATCAGGTGGAGTAATAACAGCTAATTTACCAGCAGGTGTTGCTGGTGCGATAGTTTCTTTTGCAGATTATGCAGGCACTTGGCAAACTAATAATGTAACAGTTACACCTAATGGAACAGATAAAATTGGTGGAGTTAATTCAAGTGTAACATTAAACACAGAGGGTCAATCAGTTACATTTATATTCGTAGATTCAACACAAGGTTGGATTAATACAATGGATTCAACATCTAATGAAAGAGCAGCATCTTTTATTACAGCAACTGGTGGAACAATTACAACTTCAGGAGATTGTAAGATTCATACATTCACAGGTCCAGGAACATTTTGTGTATCTGCAATTGCAAGTGCAGCTGTAAATAATGAAGTTTCTTATTTAGTGGTAGCAGGTGGTGGCGGAGCTGGAGATGGTAATAATGGTAGTAGTAGAAATGGTGGTGGCGGAGGAGTAACACCTTACACAGCTAGTCCTTTAGATGGTCAGGCAAGTGCACCAAATAGAATAACAGTAACAGCAACAGGGTTTCCAATTACAGTTGGTGGTGGCGGAGCCGGAGCTTATAGTGGTAATAATGGTGACAATTCAGTTTTTTCAACAATTACATCTACAGGCGGTGGCGGTGGTACAAGTGATGAATCAGGTGCTGGTGGTGGTAAAGACGGTGGGTCAGGTGGTGGATCAGGAAATAATGGTGGACCACCCGGTCCAGGAAGTACTGTACCTGGGGGTAGTGGAAACACTCCTTCAACCACTCCTCCTCAAGGAAATGATGGTTCTCAAAGTCCAGGTGCATTCGGAGGAGGCGGAGGTGGAGCAGGTGCTGCATCAAGTTCTTCTATTAATGGTGGTAATGGATCAGCAACATCAATTACAGCGTCACCTGTAACATACGCCGGTGGAGGTGGAGCTGGTTCCCCACCTGGACAAGGTGGTGGATCTGGTGGCACTGGTGGTGGTGGAGATGGTGGACCTGGTTGTGGACCTGCTCCTGCAGGAAATGGAACAGCTGGAACAGCTAACACTGGCGGCGGTGGAGGAGGTGGTGATAGTGGACCTTCTGGAACAGCTACTGGTGGAAATGGCGGTTCAGGTGTAGTAATAATAAGGTATAAATTTCAATAGGGTATGGTAAAATAAAATTATGAGTGAAATAAAAGTAAATAAAATTAGTCCAAGATCAGGAACAGATGTAACTCTAGGTGATAGTGGGGATACGTTCACAATTCCTAGTGGTGCAACAATTACTAATAGCGGTACAGCAGTAAACTTTGGTGCAACAGGTTCAGCGTCTTGGGTAACAACAGTTAAAACATCAACTTTTACAGCAGTAGCTGGCGAAGGATATTTTGTAAATACAACAGGTGGAGCAGTAACAGTTAATTTACCAGCAGGAACAGCAGGAGCTGTTGTTGCAGTAAAAGATTACGCAGACACTTTTGATTCAAACGCTTGCACATTAGTGCAAAATGGTTCGGATAAAATTGGTGGTTCAGCTATTAATGTAACATTAGATACAGAAGGTATTGCAGTTACATTAGTTTTTATAGATTCAACACAAGGCTGGTTAGTAACTGATTCAGGTTTACAGTCAGAGGCACCAACAGCGGCATTTATTACAGCCACAGGTGGAACAATAACAACAGTCGATACAAATTATAAAGTCCATACATTTACAGGTCCAGGTACTTTTACAGTATGCTCTACAGGTAATGCTGCAGGATCAAATGAAGTTTCTTATGTAATAGTTGGTGGTGGTGGAGGTGGTGGAGGCGGAAGTCAAGTTCCTGGAGATTATGAAGGTGGTGGCGGTGGAGCTGGTGGATTTAGAGAAGGTAAAACTCCTCAATGTAGTTATACATCAAGTCCAATAGCTTGTACTTCAGGATCTAATAATGGAATACCAGTTACAGCACAAGGTTATCCAATTGTAGTAGGAGGAGGTGGAGCTTATGCAGGTTCACCTTTATGTACTACACCAGGAGTGCAAGGTACTCCATCTTCAGGATTTAGTTTAACTGCTACAGGTGGTGGCGGAGGTGGTTCAAGGAACACACCTTCAGGACCAGCAAGTGGAGGTCAACCAGGAGGTTCAGGTGGCGGTGCAGGTCAAGCAGATACTCCAAGTCACCAAAGTTATTTTGGAGCAGGTAATACTCCTCCAGTCAGTCCATCACAAGGTGAACCAGGTGGAAAAGGGAATTTAAATCCCAACACTCCAACAGCATCCGGTGGTGGTGGTGGCGGTGGTGCAACTGCAGTAGGTGGAGATAGTCCAGTTCCAGCCCCTGATAATATAGGTGGAGCAGGCGGAGCAGGAGCAACTACTTCAATTAATGGAACTCCTACAGCTTACGCTGGTGGTGGAGGTGGATCAGGTTATAACTGTTCGGGTGCAGCAGGGACAGGTGGTGGAGGAACAGGTTCTAGATTTCCAAGTGTTGCAGGAACAAGTGGTACAACTAATACAGGTGGTGGCGGTGGCGGTGGTGGAAGTGGTAATAACTACCCAACAGTAACTCCTGGAGGAGCTGGAGGATCAGGAATTGTAATGATAAGGTACAAATTTCAGTAGTTGAATGATAATTAAAATTAATATATAAGGAGAAACATTATGGCACATTTTGCAAAACTAGGAGCTAACGGAAAAGTTATTCAAGTATTAACTTTGAATAATTCTGATATGTTAAACGCTGATGGTGTTGAAGATGAATCAGTAGGTCAACAATATTTAGAAACACATAACAATTGGCCTGCACAAATGTGGATTCAAACATCTTACAATACATCTGGTAATCAACATAAAGATGGTGGTACACCTTTAAGAGGTAATTACGCAGGTATAGGTTATGAATGGGATGAAGATAATCAAATTTTTTGGCCTAAAAAACCTTCTTATCCTTCTTGGGTAAAAGATACTACAACTGCATCTTGGAAATCACCAATCGGTGATGCTCCAGCATTAACAGCAGAACAAGAATCACAAAATACAGCTAACACTCACGAATGGGGCTATGTTTGGAACGAAGCTAATACAACTTGGGACTTGACAGATCATAAGGCATAAATTAAAAATGGTGGTGGTATGCATAAGAAAGTATTAACAGAACAAGCTTTATATTACGGTGACGTGGCGATGCCTAAAGATTGGGACATTGACCGAGATAAATTATCAGGCGATATTTTACAATCAGTAATTCAAAACAAAGATTTTCCGTTTTCACGAACATTTGATATGTTGAATACTTATATGAGAGATCATATAAATTTAGAATATGGATTTACTTTAATTAACAAAGAGATGTGGGGTAACATTTATAAACCTAGCGAGACTACAATTCCTTTATTAAATATAGATCCAGTAGATTTACGTAACTCACCAGATTATACATTACTTTATGGTGTAAAAGTCAAAGACTGTATGGTCAGAATACACTATGAAGATAATAGACGAAAAGGTAGATCTTGGGATATACCACTTAAAAACAATATGTTTATTATGTTTCCATCTACTAATATGTATTACTTAACTAACAATCAAAAGGATAGTTTAAACTTTGTTCAAACGGTAACTTATGAATATATCTAATTACTATTGGTATTTTAAATCAGCATTAACACCTAAATTTTGTGATGATGTTATAGCTTATGCTAATCAACAAAAAGAAGTTATGGCAAGAACTGGTGGCTATGGTGATAGAAAATTAAAAAAAGAAGAAGTATTAGATTTAAAAAGAAAAAGAAACTCTGATTTAGTATGGCTAAATGATACTTGGATATATAAAGAATTACATCCATTTGTTCATAGAGCAAATAAGAATGCAAATTGGAATTTTGATTGGGAAAGATCTGAATCTTGTCAATTTACAAAATATAAACTAAACCAATATTACGATTGGCATTGTGATAGTTGGGATAAACCATATGAAAAAGAAGGACCTGATAAGGGTAAGATTAGAAAACTATCTATGACTTGTCAGTTAACAGATGGATCAGAATACAAAGGTGGTGAATTAGAATTTGATTTTAGAAA